GGAATGTATACCGCTTTTAAGGAAAACACGGCGGGGATAAAAAGCTTTCTATCTGGCATGTGGGAAGCGGTGAAAAACTCATTCGGCAAGATAATAGATGTTTTCAAACAAATAGTATCAGCCCTAAAACCCGTCGGAAGCGGGTTTAAAGGCATATTGAAATATATCGGCGTGAGGGCGTGGGTTGTACTTGGTTTTGCTTTAGCTGCTGTAGTTGATGTTATTCAAGTGCTAGCACGAATAGTGTTAGTAGCTATTAAAGCGTTACAGGGACTTTACTATGCTATTAAAGCGGCATTTCAAGTGCTACAAGGTGATTTAAAAGGTGCTAAGAAAAGCTTAGAACAGTCCAAAGATGCCTTTGTCGATGCTGGCTCAGCTATTAAAGATGCTTTTAATAAAGATAATTATGCATTAACTGGTACTGTTGAAGCCTTCAAACAAATGGGTGGAGAAGCCGAAAAAACAGCGAAGAAAACAGAAACATCAGGTAAAAAAATAAAAGACACATTAAAACTAGTTGAATCTACTGCTAAGCAAACAGAAACAACAGTTTCGAAGTCAAATCAAGCAATAGATACGATGTTAAGCGGTGGAGTAGATCAGTACGGCAATAAACTTAGCGAGAAAACTAAGTCGTTCTTGAATTCTGCTAAAGAGCTATACAGTCAGTATCAAGAATCAGCTAAAAAGTCACAAGATGCTTATACTGCTGCTATGGAAAAGGCGCAAAGCCTAGAAGGAGATAAGCGTAAAAAAGCTATAGCAGATGCAAATAAGACTTTAGTAGACGAAACAACAAAGAATAATAGCACATTACTAACTTTGCAAAGTGATTATTCAAATATGCTAAAAACAAATCGTTGGGCCGATGGGCAAGAGTTAACAGCTCAGCAGAAGAAGTTTTTACAACAACAAACTACTGATATTCAAACAGAATTAGCGAAACAAAATCAGCTATATGTTGAAGCAAATTTACTACGACTAGAACAAGGTAAAAGCTTAAATGAAAAGGAAAGAAATACGAGCTTAGAAGTTCAAAAGAGCTTATATGAAGAAAAGAAAAAAGCTGTTGAAACTGGCGAGAAATCGCTTGCTGATTTGAAAAAGAAAAAAGCGGACGCTTCAACTGAAACCGAAAAAGCGAACTATCAAATCCAAATCGACGAACAAACAAAGAAAAATCAAACATTGTCTACTAACCTTAAAAATTGGGCATCTGAAATGAACTCAATTATTGCGAATGGCGGAACTTTAAACGCACAAACATTCGCAAACGGTTTGTCTCAGCTTGGAAATATTAGTGATGAACAGTTATCCGCTTTATGGCAAAACTTTGTTTCTACAAGCACATCAATTGATAATACGTTAGCAGGATTAGCTGGCATAATGGGTCAGCGTGGCGGAGAAGGAGTACAAGCTTTTGTCACAGCGCTTCAAAGCGGTGATTATACTACAGCAGCTTTAAATATTAATAATGATGTTCTAAGTACTATTTCTAGCTTGCCAAACGGTATGTTTTTGAATGGAGAAAGTGGGAAAAATCAATTTTTAACAGCTATCAAATCTGGTGACTTTCAGGGAGCTGGCAAATATTTAGTTGATGGCGTAAAAATGGGCACTGACTCTATTGACTCGGAAATGAAAACAAAAGGTCAAACTGGCGGACAGAACTTTGCGGACGGTGTAAAAGGTAAGGAAGGCGCTGCTAAATCAGCTGGTTCAGCAGTTAAAAATAAAGCAAAAGAAGGCGCGACAGACCCGAACGCATTCAAAGCAGTTGGTTCAAAAGACAGCGCAGGCTTTAACAATGGAGTTATGGGAGGAAAAGGCGGCGCTTATTCAGCTGGGTCAAGCGTGGGGAATTCTGCTAAATCTGGTGCTGGTTCGGTTGATTCTAGTGGAGTTGGTTCTGATTTTGCTTCTGGATACGTAAACGGCATTTTGAGTGGTATGGGCGCGGTTGGTAGAGCGGCTGCTTCTTTGGCAAATAAAGCACTAGCGGCAGTTCAGAAAAAACAAGACTCGCATTCACCTTCGAAAGAGTCGAAAAAACTAGGTGGAGACTTCGGAACTGGTTATTCTCTAGGTATCGCAGACAAAAATAAAGCAGTGACGAAAGCGGCAAATAATCTTGTAGCAAGCGCGCTAGGAACTGAATCGCAAATCAAGAAGCTGTCTAGTACGCTGAAAGACAAAATATCCTCAGCGATTGACGCGGGATTGCATTCTAAGAATAAGAGCAGTGGCCAACTCAAACAAGCTAAGGCCCTGAATAGTATTGAAGGTTACATTGTTCAACAAACAAACAGATTAGCAGCGACAGCTAAGAAACGTGATAAAGTAGTCGCTCAATTAAAAGCTGCTAATACTAAAATGGCGGACTTGACGAAGCAGAGTAAAGAGTATGCAGCTTCAATTACTGAAAAAATGCAAAGTTATGGATCTATTAGCAATGTAGACCCAGAAAATCCAAAATCAATCCAAGCAGAAATGCAGAAACGCTTAAAAGAAATTAAAGCTTTTCAAGCAAATGTTGAAAAATTGCGTAAAAAAGGTGTTAGCAAAGACATTATAAACGACATTTTGGAATCGGGAGTAGAGAATGGTTCATCTTATGCGCAAGCTCTTGCTAAGTCTGACGCTAAGACTATCAAAGCGATTAACAGCACGCAGAATCAAATCAATTCAGCATCTAAGGCGATGGGAAATACAGCGGCTAATGCAATGTATTCTGCTGGTATTAACGCAGCAAAAGGTTTAATAAACGGACTAAACAGTCAGAAAAAACAACTTGAAAAAGCAGCTAAGAGCATTGCTAACACAATCACTAATTCAGTGAAAAAGGCGCTTAAAATTCATTCTCCTTCACGTGTGGCCATCGAACTCGGAAAATTCTTCACGGGAGGCCTTGGAAATGGAGTCTTAGCTGGCGCTAAAGGCGCTGTTCAATCAACTAACAAAATGGTTGATAAAGTAGTAAACGCCGCTTCTAATATGACCGTTCCGACTATTAATCTGCCGAAAATTTCAGCCGAAAAAGCGCTGGGCCTAAAAAGCGTTGATTTAAACAGAACTATTACAGTTAAGACGATTATTGACAACAAGACAAAAGAGTCAAGCAACGCTGATTTAATCAAAGCCATTCAGCAATCTGGCGATAGACCTATTATTTTTAATGTCGATGGAAAAGATATTGCAGATAATACAAACAATCACTTAGGAAGTTCTACATCACTAGCATTTTACGGAAAGGGGCTATAACATGGCTACATCGCTGGCATTAGTAATTGAAGGTAAAACATATATGCTTAATGAATTATTCGATTTAGAGGTAGGAGAAGTGAGCAGAGAACCGCCGCAAATAGTTAATAATTATACTGAATTCGCTGGTTCTGACGGCGCTAGAACGACAGATAGTAACTTTAGCATGTTTCCTATCTCGATTTTGTGCCATTTTAGAACAGAATCAGCAGACTTATATCACGTTAAACTAGATGAGTTATTGGAACTTATTTATCAGAGAAAAGAATACTTTTTAGTTCATTCTAAAACGCCTGGCAAAAAATATAGAGTACATCCGAGTGGCGTTGGTATTGACCGCAAAGCGCCGGGATACGCAGATTTGACACTTGAATTCGATGTGTTTCGAGGTTATTCAGAATCGCTAAGTTCTACGCTTAGCGATTCTGAAATTGATTGCGATAAATGGCAGTTCGGGCAAGGTCTAGCAATGGAGGATTATAGATATACTCACACTAAAAGTCGTTTCATCATTTATAATGGCGGTAGTTTTGACATAGACCCGCGCGAACATTATTTAGCAATTACTTTGCGTGGTCAGAATGAAGGAGAATTAACAATTAATAATATTACGACAGGCGATAGATTTATCTATTATCCATCGTTAAGTACAACAGACACATTAATTATTGATTGCGCTACACCTAGAATAAACGGAAATCCCTGCGGTCGTAACACGAATCACGGGTTAATAAGTTTGAAAAAAGGAGAGAATCTTATCGAGATTAGCAATACTAGTCATTTAGATACGAAGTGGGATTTCTCCTTTTTGTACAAGTAGGTGAATATATGAATAGTGATATTATAGTTGCTGATTTTTGGAAGAATAACGAAGAAATATTAACAGATTTCGATAAAGATAGTTTTTGCGAAAGTTGGACAGAAAACGAGATGTGGAGCATTGAGTTTAAGGTAGCGCAAACTCCCAAAAACGCTCACTGCTACTCTTTTTTAGATTATGAAAGCTCTGTTTATTTTAGAGGTCAAGAGTTTGTTGTAAAACAATTAAGTCATGACGCCGTTGGAAAAACGCTATCGAAGGATATTAGAGCGCCTCACATTTATTATACATGTCAGGATGGACGGCAAGACGACGCTATAACAGGTTCTTTTACTTTAGAACAATGCTTAACTCATATCTTTAAAACTGATAACAGAGGCTTTTCATGGGAGATAATAGACCCTTCCAATATACTAGAAAAAGTTCAACAAGAAAACTTTGGAAATAACAACTACTTAACACTTATTGATCAATTATTGGATGATTATGGAGTAGTCGTTATTCCAGATAACCGACACTTAGTATTTAAACCACGTGAAATTTATGGTGCTAAGACGGAAAATTTTATCAGATATAAATACAATACAGACGAAGCAAGTTTTGATATTGATACTCTTTCGTTAAAAACGAAGATTAAAGGATATGGAAAAGTTGATAGTAACGGAAATAACTATTTTTCCCCAATCACATACACTAGCCCGGAAGTAGAAAAATGGGGCATTCGTTGGCAAGAACCCGTTTCAGATGAACGATATACTGTTGCAGGTAACATGCAAAGGCGCTTAAAGCTTGAATTACAAGACTATCCAGCAACAACGGGAAGCGTGATATTGAAGAATGATTATGAGTGTGAAAAAGGTGATTATGTTCTATTTATTTATGAACCGCTTGGCATTGATTATGATGTGCAGATAGTTGCATATAAAAAATACCCATTCACAATAAAAGCGCCAGAAATTACACTTTCAAATAATAAAAAGTCGATAGTATCAATAATGGCCCAATTAGCAAAAGTATTGAAAGGAGCGAAATAGATGTTAAATCTTGATAAATGGGGAAATACACTTTTTGATTCTAATAAGTATCAGCAGTTTAATGCTAATATGGAAAAATTAGAAAAAGATTCATTAGCAAAAGATGTAGATATAAATGCAACTAATAACAGAATTGATAATGTTGTTTTAGAAGCTGGCGGAAATAATATTACTGAAGTAGTAGATGCTAGAACTAGCAAAAACGGTCAAGTCTACAGCACTTTAAACTCGCGGCTAAATGGTGACTATTCAGCAATTGCAAGTGATTTAGCTGAATCAAATGCGCTACTTCAAACAGTAAACGAAGAAAATAAAGTATTAAAAAGTAAACTAGATGAATTGTACGGTAATTCTGCATCAAATATTGAGTATTATGTTAGTTCAACAAACGGAAATGATGTAACAGGAACAGGAGCTATTGATGCACCATTCAAGACGATTCAAAAAGCTGTAAATATGGTTCCGAAAGTAAAAGTAGGAGGCTTTATTTATATCTTTTGTGAGCCGGGGCAATATAACGAAGATGTAGTAGTACAGTCGTTCAGCGGCGCAGAATGCTTTTATATCCAGCCTACAAATTTAGCAACAATCGACCCGACAACTGGACAAACAGGTTTTTTTGTTAAAAGTATTCTGTTTTCTGGCATCATGTTTCAGTGCGTGGTACAAGGACTTAATTCTATGAGTACGGCAGTGAATAATAATTCTACGGTAATTCAGTTTGCAAGGTGCTGGTACGGCACAGTTACTAAATGCCGATTTGACACTAATTTGAAAGCAACTAATATTACAACTGTGCAATACAATCAATCTCGAGGTAACTGTTATAGCAACTATTTTAAAAATCAAAACATTATTATGTCGTCCGAGTACATGGGACATGCTTTATTTGCATCAACAAATACATGCGAAGCAACTTCGAATGTCGGCTTAAAAGCTGCTAGCGGAGGCATTTTGGTTAAGTCTGGTACGCCAGTTTTAAACGCTACTACCGCAGAATTGAAACAAGCGGGAGGTCAGATATTCTAATGACAAATCAAATCTTTAAATCAGCTATTCTTGATTTTTCTGTTAGTGCACAGAACGCTAAAGCTAATGTTCCTCAGATAAGGTTTAGTACGCAAGACTCAGGAGGGACTGCGCGATTAAAGTTTACTGCAAAAAAAGATGATAACAATTTACCACTTTCAAGCGCGGCAGAGGTAACGCTTGCTATGGTATTGTCTGTTGGCAAAAAATACGAAAGTAGCTACATTGTTAATCCAGAAATAATTAACAGAACAGGAGGCGTTTTTGAATACTCATTGACTGATGAGCAAATAAGTCACGACGGACAAGCTAATGCAGAATTGTACGTTAAATATCCAAATCAAACAATGCAAATCAATCGTTTTAGTTTTGTTATTGAAAAAGCGATGATTGATGATAATTTTTTGCCCGTTGCTACCTATTATGTTGAAAAATGGGATGATTACGAGAAAATATTTAACGAAAAAGTGGAAATTCTTCAAAATGAAATTGATGATTTGCAAGGACAAGCTACTGAATTAAAAAACACATTCGATAGTCTTAATCCAGACCAATTTCCCCAAAAAGCAGATTTTGAAAATCATATAAACAACACAAACATTCATGTGACGATGACTGATAAAACGAATTGGAATACAAAAGAAAATACCGCGGGATCACAAGCAAAAGCGGATAGTGCATTAAACTCTGCAAAAGCATATACAGATAGCAAGATGGATAGTTACGGAGCGTGGATAAATGTACCCCTTGCCGCTGGTTACTCAACTGGTGACAGTAATACACCTCAATATCGACTTGTAGCAAAACAAACTTCTACCGGTTTGAAAACTTTTGCTGAATTTAGAGGTGCTATAGCTGGAACGTTTTCCAGTACCGCAAATAGTACGGTTGGGACAATGCCAGCGGGAACAAGAACCGTGGTCACTGAATATTTTGCTGTCGCATCAAACAATGGTAACGGAGGACGTATTGCTATTCCCGTTGACGGAAAAATGTTACAAGTATCATCAACGGATAATGCTAATCCTAGCTATATAAGTCTTTCTGGTATTAGCTATGAAGTCGGGAACTAGGAGGAGTAAACATGAACTATAAACAGTTTTACACATATGATGAAAATGGCGATTATCTCGAAACAATACTTGTGTTTGAAGATGAAAAAGGTTTAATCAATCAACCGAAAAATTCTACAAATATTGAACCTTCAATAATCGAAAACGGCATAGCAAGAGCAATGTATTATCCAAGCTGGGATGGAAGTATTTGGAAAGAAGACAAGAAAAGATGGGAATCAGAAAATCCAATCATACCAGCAGAAAAAACTGAAATAGAAAAATTAAGAGAGGAATTACTACTCACCCAAGAGGCTTTAGCCGCACTATTTGAAAGTAATTTAGGGTGATGACATGGCTTATATGATACCAATTTATGTGAATTTAGTGATGAATAATCGAAAAACTATTGAAGAAGTTCCTGCGAATTTGCGAGGTCAGGTAAAAGCAAAAGTGGATGAGTTAAAACAAGAACAACAACAAATACAGTCAGAAGAAATAGAAGCCGAATAGGCTTATTTTTTTTATGGGGGATGATGAAAATGTATGATGGGCTAACAAAAGTTTTTGATTATGCTTTAGCGAAAGAAATGTTTTTCGCGGCGCTCTTTGTAGCGCTTTTTATAATCTTACTAATTATCACAAAAAGAATTTGGGATGATTCAAAAATTGTAAGAATAGAAATGAAAGAAGAACGCGAAAAAGTGGAGGAAGAACGAGAGAAGCGTAATAAGGAATCGAAAGAAGAGAGAGATAAATTTATAAGTACGATGAACGAACAACAGCGATTGATGGATAGGCAAAATGACATGATGAAACAGCAACAACAATCAATTGACAGCCTGTCAAAATCCGTTGGTAAGTTAGCGCATAAGGTAGATTTGCTAGAACACAAAATTACGAAGTAAAGGATGATAGAAATGGAGTTTGGAAAAGAGTTACTAGTTTACATGACATTTTTAGTAGTTGTAACACCTGTTTTTGTTCAGGCGATTAAGAAAACGGAGTTAGTCCCGCCTAAGTGGCTTCCGACTGTTAGCATACTTATTGGTGCTATTCTGGGCGCATTAGCAACGTTTTTGGACGGCTCTGGATCGCTTGCAACGATGATTTGGGCAGGCGCATTAGCAGGAGCTGGCGGTACTGGATTATTTGAACAATTTACTAATCGAAGCAAAAAATATGGAGAGGATGATAAATAATGACAAGTTATTATTATAGTAGAAGTTTGGCAAATGTAAATAAGTTAGCAGACAATACGAAAGCGGCAGCTAGAAAATTGCTAGATTGGTCTGAAAGCAACGGGATTGAAGTGTTAATCTACGAAACAATTAGAACGAAAGAACAACAAGCCGCAAATGTTGCTAGCGGAGCGTCTCAAACAATGCGCTCTTATCATTTAGTAGGACAAGCGCTAGATTTCGTCATGGCGAAAGGTAAAACGGTCGATTGGGGTGCTTATCGTTCAGACAAAGGCAAGAAATTTGTGGCAAAGGCAAAATCTTTAGGTTTTGAGTGGGGTGGTGATTGGTCTGGATTTGTAGACAATCCGCACCTTCAATTTAATTTTAAAGGTTATGGAACTGATACTTTTGGAAAAGGAGCTAGTACTAGTAATTCTTCTAAACCGAGCGCAAATGCGAACACGAACAGTCTAGGATTAGTAGATTATATGAATTTAAACAAACTAGATTCAAGCTTTGCGAATCGCAAAAAACTAGCGACAAGTTACGGAATTAAAAATTACAGTGGAACAGCAACGCAGAACACAACATTATTAGCGAAGTTAAAAGCAGGAAAACCACACACACCAGCAAGCAAAAACACATACTACACAAAAAATCCGCGAAAAGTTAAAACACTAGTACAATGTGATCTATACAATTCAGTAGACTTCACTGAAAAGCATAAAACCGGTGGCACATATCCGCCAGGCACAGTCTTCACGATTTCAGGGATGGGGAAAACTAAAGGCGGGACACCTCGCTTGAAAACGAAATCTGGTTACTATCTCACTGCTAACACGAAGTTTGTTAAAAAGATTTAGTTTAAAGCCCTCGCTTTCGCGGGGGCTTTTTAAACTGCTACATTCATTTCAAAGAAGTGTTTTTAAGCAATAATTAACTCATATTGTGTGACATAAACACAATATATAGAATTTGGAAGTTCAATCTCCTTGTACTTAAGCTGATTCGTTTTTTATTAAACTATATGTTGTGTATTATAGTGTCGAATGTAACACTATTTGTTTAGCTTTGTGCAAAGTTATTTACTTTGGTTGTGTGATTGGTTATGATAATTAGGAAGATAGGCTTTATTTATGTCTCTTGCCTTGTCTTCCCATATTTAATATTCTTTTCGTAGGGTCATTTAATCGTGTTCGCACGACGTATAGTAGCAGGGTGCTATATGCCCCAGGAAGTGGGTTTATAACTTACCGTTGGTCCCGATGGGAGACGCATCCCAATCCATCCCTTATTTTATTATGCTCCGTTTTATGACGGAGCACTTTATTTTTATACAGACGGGATGAGTGCTTAGTGGATGAAGCATCAGCGGAATATAGATTTGAGTTATTAACACTATTAAACGATTTTACTGAGAAATTTCATGGTAAAAGCATTATTCTTACAACAAAAGGAATAGGGCAAATAGTTATCTCATTATATGATGATAATTTGCCTCATTTATTAGGTATTAACAAAGTAGTAAAAAGAAAAACCGCAACCGCAATCCTCACAGAAATTAGAAATAATAAAATTACGTTAAATAGTATTATGGTACATAAAGATTATGAAAAGATATCAGATAGGGTGAAAAGTTATTATTTTTTACATGACGTTTTCATCCACAAAAGCATACAAATATGTGTAAAGGTAAACCCTATTGATAATCAAGGGGATTATATGAAACTAGATTTAGTTTTTTACCGAAAAGATCGAGACAAGTGCATTGTCTTGGGAGCGCAGAAAACACGAAATAATAATACATATAGACTTTGTACATTACATGTAAAAAAAACTACCAAAGAGCCATACATTCTCTCAAAAAGAGGTAAGATTGTAGATATAATTATATCGGATACGATATAAAGCCCTATTATATAAACATTAGGGCTTTTTTTATGCAAAAAAACACGCTAAACATAAGCTTAGCGTAATTGTTATATCAATTCATTTTATCTAAAATCGGTTTAAAGTATTTATCTTCCGCATCTCTACGTGCTTTTATGGCATCATCTTTCTTTTCAAATCTGCCTAAAAAATGTAATTTTTTTTGAAAGGTAATAGAAGCTTCCCATTTATTTCTTTTCTCATCCCAACGCACGCCTTTTATCCCACTCTTGTTTCTTGCTGATAGTCTTCTAGTTAAAGCTGATTTCATAGTGCCATCGACTGCGTCTACTTCTAGTTTTCTTTTAAGGGCGTTTTTCTGTGCTGTTTCTGTCCTTAAATTTTTTTCAGCATATTCACGCCCATTTTCTTTAGCTAAACAACCGCAAGATTGAACATGACCTCGTTTTAAATGTTGAGCTAATACTTCTTTTTCATTGCCGCATACACAAACACATTCCCAAACCGCATTCCCATTTTCAGAACGAACAAACTCTTTAACTGTTAATCTTCCAAATTTCTTATTTGTCAAATCTATAACATGATTGTTCACTAGTGTCACTTCCTTTTAAACTTATCAAAGTAACTCATTTTTCTTCTCTTTTAACACGGTGATAGCATTTTCTAACGCTTTACAAACATCTTTTTCTATATTTACATGTTCTTCGTTTTCAAATCTATTGAACGTAAAAGGAAGTACTTCAATATTAGCAGACTCAAACTCTTTGATTAAGCAGTATAATTCGAATTCTTGTGCAGGAAATGAGAGTTTGTACTTGTCTAACAGGTGTTTAAATCCTGCAAGATCGTCAGAATTTTTTTCTATGTCTTCTAATTCAAACAAAACATCTGATACAGATAAACCCGAAATCAACGATAGCGAGCGTAGTATTGAAACAGTATATTTATTTAACGGTTTTTCGTTCTGGTCTTTTAAAGTGTTTTGTGAGATACCAGTCAGTTTGCTTAACTGATACCTCGTTTTATTGTGTTTTTTTAAGAATTCATCTAATAGTTTTATCGACATATTTTTAGTTCAACCCACTTTTTATAATTACTTCTTGTTTATCGTGTTTTTCCTTATCTTCATCTGTAGCTAGTTTAAAATCATCTTCATTAGTTACTACAAAGTTAATATAATAAGTTTCATCTTCAATATCTAAACGTGTCGAGTGAACTAAAGTTTCATCTAAATATAGCTTGTCATCATCGAGCAGGCAAAGTGCTACTGCATACGCTTCATTTTTTGTAACAGCTAAGTAGTCAGAGTCATTAAGTAAATCCTGCGAAAATTCTGGTGTTTGTTCTAATTCTTTACTGGTAATTGCTTCAAATTCATTCATCGCGTCATAATATCTTTTTTGCGCTGTTGTTAGTGTCATTTTAATCACATTCCTTTTCTATAATATAATTTTAAGCTGCCGTTTGTGGAAACAAGTCATTGTGTAGTTTAACTGCTTTCATTGCACAAGCCCAAACATTTAAATCGAAATTCATTTTAGTTTCATCTTTTACACTAGTAAATTTTTCATCATCTGAAATATTAAAACGTAATCCTAGTTTTATTTCAGCCCAGTTCCAAGCTTTCAACTCTTCGCTTTTAGCAATATGTTTGCTTTCTTTTTTAGATTCTTCAACTTCTTCTTTCGCTTTAGACCAAGCAGCTTTTAAACAAACGGAGAAAGATTTTTCTTTGTCTGTGTAACTTACCCATTCGATATCGCTTAACCAAATGTTGCTATCGTTGAACCAATTCCAAGCTTGTTTCATAATTTCAGCCTTGTTATACATTGTATTTTCCTCCCGTTCCTTTACTATATACATATTATACTACGAATAATCGTAGTAGTCAATAGTTTTATTAAATTTATTTTAAAATAAAAACCCCGAAATTTTTCATTCAGGGCTATTGTCTAATGAAATTATTTCAGTTTTTCTTTGCTTTATTGCAATTTCTAGTTCTTCCAAGTCTTCTAAAGTGGCTTTTTTCTTAATAAAAGATCGCGCAGCTGAACGACTTTTTAAATAATTTGCATGTTCTTTGTTTTTATCTTGCCATGCCTTATTTGCTTTCAACTGCGCGTCAGAGGTCGTTTTTTTCGTCATAATTAATCACTTCCTATTTTTTATTAAATACACTAAACAAGCTAATGTAGTCAGTATAGCAATGATAGTTAATGCTGTGTTCTGAAAGTAACTAGCCAACCCATTTACAGCAATAACAATTAATATAATCCAGATATATTTATTCATAATTTGTGAAAGGCATGTTATAATTTATTAGAGGGAGGGGAATTCCACCCCTCTGAATTTACTTGTCCTTGTTTTTATCTTTCTTGCGTAATGTTATCAGCGCTACTGCAAGAGTGATAATTTCGAGGACTGTTTTTATTTCCTCTAAAACATCCTTCACTGTCTCAACTCCTTTCTATACTTATATTATAATACATGTATTATACAAAGTCAAACATTATTTTATTTTAATCCTATTTACCGCTTGATTTCAAGAACGTTTGTTCGTATAATGTGTACAAGAGGTGACGGAAATGTATAATTTAATTGATGATATTTTAGAACATTCAATAGTATTAGCAGATGCGTTAAAAAGAAATTGGTCAATAGAAGTACTGTTTTTAAAGAACAATCATCATGTACGCTATAAGTATGTAGTTCCTGTATACATTGACAACAAAAAACACATTGTATCACTTGAACGCTTTGACGAGCGAATAATTGACATTAATATAGAAGATATTATTTTTTGCGAGGTTATGACGTGAGATTATATAGCTTTAATGATTTTAGATACATCTGCTACGTAGAAGGAAAAGATAAAGCTATAGAAAAGCTGTTTGCCGAATTATATGAAACAAGAAAGTTAAAAGCCTTGCAAAGGCGTATAAAAAAGAATGAAATGGATTTAAAGAGTATCTATGACGAGTATTTACAACATCAATCTATTGTTAATAATTAG